CAGCCATAATTGTAGCAGATTCTGCCATTTTTCTATTCTCCTAGTTGGGGCCAACCGTAGCCACATCGGGGTGGGGGATCAGGTAGCCAACATATATGTGGACTATTTTTTAGAAGCTAGTCCACCTTGCTTCATCTTTTTAGTCTTCTTTGGTTTTGGTTTAGAAGCTAAGCCACCGACAGCCCAAGGAGTTCCTGACGCCTGTCCTCCGGGTGCTTCGCTTCCCCAATCCGATTTGCTTGTGCCGCTAGATGAAGCACCGCCGCCACCGTCTCCCTCTGGTTTATACCCAGAACCAAATACATAATCACGATCTGCAAACTTACTATAGCCGCTAGTAGACTCTTTGTCTTTTGCTTGTTGTATTTCAGCAGCTTCTTTTCCTATAGCTTTTTGTTGTGCTTTAGTAAATCCTACATCTGCAGCATACGACTCCATTCTTTCTTTTCTTGCTTTTCTGGACTCTTCTTCTAATTCTTGAATTTTTTGTTGTTTTTCCCTAACATCTTTTTCATAAGACTTTTTTTGCAGTTCTTTTAATTTTTCTACTGCTTTATTTGAGTTTGCTCCTCTAGGCTCATCTTCAATAATAAACTTTAAATCATTATAATCTGTGCCTGATACTGAAAATTCTACATCCCCACGTTTAAATTTTACTGTAGCGTCAGCCGAAATTGGTCTGCCTGTAGCTAAGTTAAAAGCAGTTCCAGCTACACCCATAGTACCCGGAATAAATCCTTCTGGCATATCAAATGATACACCGTATATATCACCGCCAATACCTAATCGTCCACCACCCGGACCATACATTTCTTCTTCACGGCGTTGACGTTCTGCGTCACCATCTCCTTCTTCTCTAGTTACTCTTGTAGTCTGCACCTGAGTCTCTGGAACTGCTGCTGTTTCTTCCGGTGTATACTCACTCATTGGTATAAAACCTTCAGGTATAGTTACTGTTGGCTTACCATTAATAAATGTAAAAGTACGAGTTTCACCAGTAGTAGGATTGATATATTGCAGAGTTTCTACTTGTTGTTTTGGAACAAACTCTTCAAACTTAGGCAGCGTAGTAGGTACTGGCTGCACTGGTGTAAATTGAGGCTGTGCTGGAACGTACTGTTGTGGCATAGCTTGTTGTGAATACTGGGGCATTTGATATTGAGTATATCCGCCTACACCTTGTTGAAAAGCAGACGGACGATATCCACTAATGCCAGTTTGACCTGTCATATATGTACCATTAGCTGCGTGTACTACACCGCCTTGCGCCATTTCCATTTCATTATTATCGCCCATTTCGTCTTCGATGTCAAGATCATCTATGTCAAAAGGTAAATCATCTGGCATAGTAGCTTCATCGCTATTACCCATTTGACCCATAGCTTCCATTTGTTTAAGACCCATCTTAGCTTCCTGACGCATTTTCATCAGAGTATCAAGACCCCAATACCTAACTACATCTGCAGGAAAAACAAATTCGCCTTCACTAAGTTGAGCGGGAATATCATCACGTACTTCTTCTCGAAGTGATCCGGGTGGTACGTCATTACCAGATACCTCATCGATCATACCACCTTCGTCTCTAAGACCACCGTCTTGAAACATTTCCATTTGCTCTTCCATAGCTACACCACCTTCATTAAAATGTCTTAGTATTGGAATATAAGGTTTTACCTTTTCGTACATGCTTTTATCTTCAGGAACATCAAACACACGCTCAGAAGGAAAGCTATCTGCTTTGTCTGTAGGTTTTAGTTCTTCAAAGGTTTTCTGTGATAAAGTACGTCTTTTATCTGAATGCTGAATACCCGGCTTTAAATATCTATCGGTAATAGCGTCTGAGATATCGATAGGCATATCGCTTGTTTCTAAATAGGCTTTTATTGTCGCGGCGTTTCCTGCCCCAATATTTTTTGCATATTTATAAAAGGGGCTTTTACTATCTTCACCTGCACTTATCATATCAAGAAAATAATCTAGTTGAGATTCGGCACTATCTTTTTTTCCTGTTTGCTCAAGATACTCCTTGTACCAAGATTCATGTCCTTTTTTATTCTTAGGATCATCAAACTGAAATAGACCGTAGCCGCCACCTTCAATAGTTCTGGGATCACTGGGCGAACCTGATTGGGTTTGTCGTTGCAGATAATCAAAAGAGCCACCAGTTTCTACATCGATATTGCCAACAATGCCAGAGATAGCAGCACGACTAAGACCACGATCTTGTAGATGCTCTATCACTCGCTTTTTATTTTCGGCATATACTCTTCGTTTTTCTGCCTTTAAAGCTTTACGAGTTTCTTCTGATGGTTTTGGTTCAGGTAATTCCATTTATCTCATCTCTTAAATGCTTCAGTCTACGTAGTACCGCTATTGCTCCTTGCTGTCTATGTAAAGCAATTACGTCTGTAGACTGCTCCATTACTTTATGATGTTGCGCTATTGCATCATCTAAGTAACTATTGAATGCCTCCCATTGGCGGTTGTTGCCCACCATCGGCTTGAGGCGGCTGAGTATTTGTTCCCTGTTCATTTCCACTAAATCCTTGTTCACCCGGAATAGGAGCCTGACCGACACCGATTGTGCCGCCACCTGCTCCTGACGTATCCATTGCATCTACACCTGCTGGTGCGCCTTGTTCTGGCGCAGGTGCCTGAAACTGCTTCATCATCTCTGCTTGAAGAGCAGCTTCACTCATATTGTTGGTTACTTTGTCGGGGTCAAGATCAAGAGACTTGGCAATCTCGCTAATTACATACTGGAACTTTGCGTATGGCGCAAGAGCAGGGTTACTTGCAATCTGCAAGAATTGCATCAAACGCTGACTACGAACTTCATTAGCCATAAGACTTTCAGTTCCACGTGCTTTTACTTCAAGATCACCTTTGATTTCAGGATCAAAATCAAACTGCATATTAAAACGAAAGAACCCTTCACCCAAAGGACGAAGAAGGTAGTCATCAACATTTTTAATAACTGTTTTAATTGAACCTGCAGCAGCACCCATAAGCATAGAGATGCCACTGGCAGTGCGTCCTACGCCAGACACACCTGTTTGTCCATGCGCAAATGATGGAAAGCCTGTGCTTTCATCTGCAAGTTGACGTGCTTTATCAAACAGCATCATGTTTTCGCTAGATACGTTAGGAAACTTGGTGCCGAAAATTGCCTGACCCGGTGCGCCACCTTGTCTGCGGAATACTTTACCCGGATACAGTGACAAGTCTTGACCCGGAACCAAGTTAGTTTCATCTACTTCAATAATCAAATTACCAGACAATACAGCATTATCTACTGCCATACGCATAAAGCCATTCATCAATGTCTGTGTATCGTCCATGTTTTCTGCGATACCTACGCCAAAGAAACTATAAGGGTTCAGTTCATATGGTGCAGCCACGTAAGGAATACGTGCTGGCTTAAATGGATTAAGGACCATACGCAGAAGTTTGCCATTACAAATCCAGACGTTTGCTTGCAACTCATCAAAGTCTTTTAGTTCAGAAGGAATGTCTACGCCATTCTCTTCCATCATATCCGTATCTACCATGCCCCAATATTCAAGCACTTCAAATCTTTCGATACCATGCTCAGGTGCATAATCTGATAGATCATCTTCCCAATATTTTTTATTATAGTTTTCGCCCATTTGAATGGCTTCATCTATAACTTGACTACGGAAGTATGGACGCTTTTTAAGCTGGCGCATTTGAGAGCGAGAAAGCTTATGTCGTTCAATAACAAACTGCGCTTCGTCCATATTATTTGCATCTGGGTCTGGATAAAAGTTCCATACAGATACATGATTTACTTGTGGAACAGTTTTAAAAGAAGGATCGTATTCACCGTCTTCATTCCAGTTTGGGTATTCTTTGTCCGTAGCAAACGGACCTTTCATAATACCTGTACCAAACAATGCCATTTCAAAAGCACTACTACGAAGATTTTTATTAGCACCTGACTCTTCTAGTTGATCGTGTATTTTTTTCTGCATCTTTTTTGCAGCAATCATTGCAGGACTAAACTCTACTGCTGTAGGAGTTTTACCCGGACCTTCTTCAAGCTTATCTTCAACAGGACTAAGTTTATTTTTTAGTGCGCCTACACGTTCAAGCAAACTTTTAGTTGTTGCACCCGGAGGAAGATCATTTCCATCGCCGGGATAACCATAGGGGCTGGAGATAGAAGTTTCACCGCGAAGTTGTTCAGGTTTTTGTGGATCAAAGTGTACCGTATCTACAACGCCTTCAGGAAGTTCTGTAGGCTCAATAGACAAAGGAAATTTATTATTAGCAAATAGTACATCTACAATTTGTCCATAAGCCGCGAGTGTTTTAGTTTTAGTGACCTTAATAAACACACGAGACTTTTCAGCTTCTGTAAACTGTACATCTGGACCATATAAACCACGATAGTTACGGTAAGCTTTTAACCAACGCTCTTCATCTTGATATCGGTAGTCTTCTGCCCTTGTATATTTTTCCATAATAAATGGAATGATTTTAGAAACGTCAGCATCATATTGCACAGAATCATCCGTATCTTCTAGTGCAATAGCTTCGTCTTCAATCATGATTTCATCTTCATCCATAATGTTTTTCCTTAATATCCAAAGGTTGCATCAGCTACGCGCATACCACCACCGGGTTTACCTATAGGATCGTAATCAAATATACTAAACCTTGGTCGTGACATTATACCATATCTTAGCGCATCATACAAGTGATCTTCCGAATTAGTGTCGATGTCTTCTGGGTTTTTCTTGTCCAGCGGTATGGCGGGAAGTTGGGCCGTGATGTTTGTGCAAGTATTAAAGAAAACAAGTCTAGGCTCCTCTGTAAATTCATCTACCTGTAAACGCCTGTGTATCTCGTTCTTACCAGCGACACGACTACCTTTACTTCTGTCTGATGGACGCCAACGACATCCTCTACTAATCATTTGCTCAGCAAGGCTAGGACCAGTATCACCACGCTTATGCCAAAGAGAACTGTCAAGAACACCATACTTAATATTGCCGTCTCCTGCCTCTGCCTCTAAGATCATATCTGCCAAGTCTGTCGCCAGAACTTTTGACACGTATAGTTCTCTATATACGATAAGCTGTTCATCAGGTGCGACAGCAAACCAAACAACGCCAGACTTGCTCCCGTAACCATAGTCACAGGCACGAAACTTAACCCAGTTGTGAGGGATATCATAAGGTTCAATAACATGAATGCGGCGATCAAACTCAGTAAACGCTGCACCTTCTTTGATATCCCAATCCCCTTCAAGAAGTTGTCTTCTTTGTTGCTCTGGCAAGGAGAGAAGCATTGCTTCGTAATCTCCTGCTTCCGCAAGGTATGGATTATCAGAAAGTCGTGCGGGTATAAACCTTCGCTTAAAAAGAGGTCTTCCAGCTTTCTGATGTCCTGCTGGGTACCGTAATACTTCTCCTGTTTCGCTGTCTGTTGCATCGAATGCCCTATTATATGGTGAGGGATCAATGAACATTTTCTTTACCCAGTGATGCCCTCTACCACCGGGGTTAGTTGTAGCCCTCATAAAGATGGGCAGGTCAGGCGCAGTGGACCGTAGACGAGAACGCATATAATTCCATGCGTAGGGTGTGGACCATTGAGTTAACTCGTCAAACCCTATCCAGCTAAATGCTAG